CCGACTGTCGCCGTATATCAGGATTGGGCTAAGGAAAACGGGATTAGCCAGGATGCATTCGAGGATCTGGCCGGTCGTGTCTTATCGATGTCAAAAGATGAGCAAGAAAGCATTGAATACGATCAACGCGCTGAAATGGAGAAGCTAGGCTCTAACGCCTCTGAGAAGATCCAAATGACAGAGCGCATCTTGCAAAAGGCACCTTTGAATAACTCTGAGCGTGAAGCGATAGCGTATTCTCTGAACAATGCTGACTCGATCAATGCGTTTTTAAAGTATCACCAGGCCATTACGAATGAGAACATTCCGATCAAGCCGGTAGTTGAGCAGCAAGAGTTTACTAAAGAAGATCTTAATGTTGCTATTGCAGATCCGCGTTGGAAAACTGATGCCGCCTGGCGCACCAAAATAGAACGTCAATGGTTCCAATCACAGCAAAGAGCCTAAACTCTTGCAATAAGTATCGCTTGCGTGTATTTTAGCTTTAACGGCTAACCGCGCACCGGCCCGTTGGATGTAGTATTCTACTGGCTGGCGCGGCCATAACGCGCAAGCGACCGCCCGACCCTCGGATAACGGAAGCGTTTTGTTGAAACCCAATAGGAGGTATCTGCAATGGCGCAGAACGTCACAACGGCGTTTGTTGATCTTTTCGATTCTGAGGTCAAACAAGCGTATCAAGCCGAATCGCTGCTTCGCGGCACGATGCGGACACGCACCGGAGTAGCCGGTAACACTGTAAAGTTTCCCACAATCGGAAAAGGTGTTGCTACACTTCGCGTTCCACAAACTGATGTCACACCACTAAACGTGACTTATGGTCGAGTAACTGCAACGATGGAAGATTACATCGCGGCAGAATATTCAGACATCTTCCAGCAATCGCACATCAACTTTGATGAGCGCTCTGAGTTGGTTCAAGTCGTATCTAAATCTATCGCTCGCCGTATGGATCAGATTATGATTGATGCTCTGAACGCGGCCACTGGTACATCTACAGTTGCAACAACTGTGGGCGGTGCTGGCACCAACATGAACATTGAAAAGCTACGCGCTACAGCTAAAGCACTGAATGAGAAGAACGTACCTTCAGAAAATCGTAGGTTGCTCATGCATGCTTCTCAGCTTGACGCATTGCTTGGTGAAACTGAAATCACTAGCCAAGACTTTGCTGCTGTAAAGGCTCTTGTGCAAGGTGAGATCAACACGTTCATGGGCTTCACCATTTTGACTATGGGTGATCGTGATGAGGGTGGTATTCCTAAGCCTTCTACTCGCACCTGTTTTGCTTGGCACCAGGATTCAATGGGCTACGCTGAGTCAATGTCGCAGAAAACCGAAGTAAATTACGTTCCAGAAAAAACGTCATTCTTGGTTAGCTCGATGTTCTCTGCCGGTTCTGTTGCAATCGACGGTGAAGGCATTGTCAAAATTTCTTGCACCGAATAATTAGGAGATTAGACAATGGCATTCGCATCTGCAAATTGGGCAACAGTTGGCGCTTCTAAAAGCGGCAATGCTCCAGCAATTTATAGCTATAAGTCATCTGGTGACAACAAAGCTGCTATTGCTGGTTCTGGTTACTTCAATACCGTTCAAGCTCTTATCACTACTGGTGATTGGATCTATACATACGGTAGCGATGGTGGTCAGACCCTTGTTGCTACAAATACATCTGGCGTTATTACAACGGCAGTTATCTAAAGGTTGGGGGGCTTCGGCTCCCCTTCCCCACTAACAGGAGGGCAATATGGCCGCTGGTGATACTTCACTCTCAATCTGCTCAGATGCTCTAATCCTGTTGGGTGCCGCGCCCATTTCTTCGTTTACAGAAGGAAGCGATGCGGCCCAGGCTTGCGATAGATTATACCCAGATCTGCGCGATACTCTTTTATCAAGCTACCTTTGGAGCTGGAGCGTTCAAAAAGAACAGCTCGCTCGATTGGCTGCCGCTCCAGTAGACGAATGGAAGTATGCTTATCAAATGCCAGGCGATATGCTTTCTGGCGTTATAGCGTTGTTTCAAAGCTCCGGCATTGGCCAGTTGCCGGTAAGATACGGCTGGGAAGTCTATCAGGATCAGGTCTATACAAACTTTGAGGAAGTCTACATTGACTACCAGGCGACAGTAGATGAAAGCAAAATGCCGCCCTACTTTATTGAGCTGCTCACCTATGCGTTAGCTTCTAAGCTATCTTTCGTTATAACAGATCAAATCTCTAAGGCTGATTACTTCAGGGCAGAGGCATATGGCACACCGGCTGATTCTGGGCGTGGTGGTAAAATGCGAGCCGCCATGAATATTGATGGACGAGGAAAGCCGCCGCAAGTTATTGAGGACTATTCTTTAATCAGTGTAAGGTACTAAAATGCGGGTAATACAGTTCCAAACCAATTTCTCGGTTGGCGAGCTTGATCCGCTTATTCGTGCTAGAACGGATCTACAGCAATATCAGAATGCCCTGGAAGAAGCTACGAATGTAATCATTCAGCCTCAAGGCGGGTTTCGTCGCCGTGATGGGCTTCAGTTCATCTATGACTTTGGGGCTACGTTTACAGATTTTAAAATCATTCCCTTTGAGTTCAGCGTAAATGACAGCTATCTTTTAGTTCTGGTCAATCAAAGGATTTATGTTTTTAAGGCTGGAGTGCTGCAAACAAACATAAATGCCTCTGGCAATGATTATATTCCGGCCACTGATATAACTGCTGCTATGCTCGATGAGATTAACTACACGCAGGCGGTTGATACGCTTATTCTCTGCCATGAGGATCTACAAACCAAACGCCTGGTGAGAAACAGCGATACGTCTTGGACGCTAGAAAACTTGCCTCTGACAAACTTGCCTCAGTACGCTTATGCGTTTGATACGCACCAGCCTAACTTTACCATTACGCCTAGCGCCACCACTGGTAATATTACAATTACGGCCTCAGCTGCAACGACAGACACAGGAACGGCTCAGGCTGGCGGTGCTGAAACAATTACTCTTAAATCCTCATCTAGCTTTAGCTCTGACGATCAGCCAAACGGAATGTTTATTACTTTAACATCTGGTACTGGCTCAGGGCAAACGCGCCATGTTGAGGACTATGTTGCTTCCACAAAGGTTCTAACTGTTTATCCCGCCTGGACTACAGCGCCAGACAACACAACAGGATACAAGGTTGAGCCATTTGCCGCTTCTGCTGTTGGCGAATATGCTCAGGTTATTAGCACCTTTGGCCGCGCTCGGTATGTGGAGTTTGTTTCCTCTACAGAAATGAAGGCTGTTGTTGAAGTAAACTTCTTTGATACCAGTGCTGTTACAGCCGGTAACTGGGAGAGTGAGCATGGCTATGAGGATGTGTGGTCAACTACAAGGGGCTGGGCTAAGTCTGCTGCATTCCACGAAGGGCGTTTGTACTTTGGTGGATCTAAGTCCAGGCAGAATACGATCTGGGGATCTAATGTAATTAATTACTTTGACTTCAATCCTGGCACTGGTCTTGACGATGAGTCAGTTGAGGCAACGATTAACACAAACCAGCTTAACAGCATTGTTAATTTGTTCTCAGGCAATGACTTGCGAATATTCACAACGGGCGGTGAGTTCGCTGTAATACAATCAACTGATGATCCAATTACGCCATCGAGCTTTTTTATAAGACCACAAACCAGGCTCGGATCTAAGCCTGGTGTGCCTATCGAAGATTTAAACGGCGCGTCTGTCTTTATTCAAAGGCAGGGAAAATCTCTGAATGCGTTTCAGTTTGGCGATACAACAGCATCTTATCAGGTTCAGCCTCTTTCAGCTCTTAGCTCCCACTTGCTAAAGAACCCCGTTGATCTTGCAGCTCGTCGCGCAGCATCTACAGATGAGTCAGATCGCTTGTTTGTGGTGAATGGCACAGATGGCTCGATGGCTGTTTACTCTATTCTGGTTGGCCAGAACGTGATTGCGCCTAGTAGGTTTACAACTGACGGTGAGTTTATTGCTGTTGGTGTGGAAATTTCAGACGTTTATACAATCGTTAAAGCTCCTGTTATGGATTGGAATACAACCAATGGGCTTGCTGCAGCAATAAACGAAATCGCTGCCGGTACAAAGGACGCATCTGACGGTGGTGTATATGCTTGGTTGCTGGAGACTGTTGACTCCTACCCAAGAGCAGATCTCGGTAAGAACGGCGCTGTCGGAACTTTGGATGCTGGGTTTTGGGAATCATATGGCAACGGCACATCTACAATAACCATTAATGCAAATGGTGACGTTACTTTGATTAGAATTGTTTATGGGCCAGGCCCGACAACGATTTCTTTTACTGATGTAACAAGTAATAATTATATCTATGCCAGAATATTATTGTTTGTTGGCGCATTCTGGGATGCTCATGCTGCCGGTGATTCATGGGTAAGTAGCTATATTACAAACACTTATCATCTGCAAAAGTTTAATCCAAATCTTACTTTAGATAGATCTGTGTCCGGAGGGGCTGCTGGAGAAGTTACCAGCACTGGGCTTAGAGATAGAATTGTTAAGATTATACGCGATGGCGTGATTGATGGCACTAAGGTTGCAAGTCACGATGGCCGTGTGGACTTTGCAACGGCTTCTACAACATCCTTCGTTGCTGGGCTTGATTATACGGTGACAGCCAAAACAATGCCAGCCGAGCCGACTTTATCCTCTGGATCTGTTCAAGGGTTCAAGAAAAGGATCATCCAGGTTGATGCAATCGTCAATGGCACTCAGAATATGACAATCAACGGCAAGCAAGTTCCGTTTAGAAACCTTGGCGAGAATGTTTTAGACAAACCTGTTGATCCATTTACCGGCACTAAAACCGTTCACGGCTTGCTGGGCTATAGTGGAACCGGACAAATAACTGTAAGTCAGAATGTGCCGTT